TTCAGAGAACGCAATTGAGTGCGTGACATCTTATGGCGTTCAATTACATACTGCGCCTCATCCATGTTATTAGCGTCTGGGTCTGGATAAAAGTTCCAGACAGAAACATGAGATACTTGAGGAACAGTCTTAAAGGTTGGATCATACTCGCCGTCCTCATCCCAATTAGGATATTCTTTGTCAACGGCAAACGGACCTTTCATAACGCCTGTACCAAACAACGCCATCTCAAATGCAGTACTACGCAAATACTTTGTTGCGCTAGACTCTTCAAGTTGATCGTGTATCTTCTTCTGCATCTTTTTAGCAGCAATCATTGCTGGGCTAAATGTAATGGCAGTTGGAGTTAGGCCTGGCCCCTCCTTTAACTTATCCTGTACAGGGTCAAGTTTTCCCTGCAGAGGGCCAAGCATGTCCATCAAAGTCTTCTCTGTAGCACCTGCTGGTAAGTCTTTGCCGTCTCCTGCAAAGCCATAAGGACTTTCTAGGTCAGACAAGCCCATTGATTGATCTGGTTCTTGAGGATCAAAGTGTACGTTATCTACGACACCTTCAGGAAGTTCTGTAGGTTCAATAGAAAGCGGAAAACGACTGTTGGCAAAAAGTACATCGGTAATCTGCCCATACGCTGCCAAGGTCTTTGTTTTGGTAATTTTAATAAAGACACGAGATTTCTCCGTTTCAGTAAACTGAACATCGGGTCCATACAAACCACGATAGTTGCGGTATGCCTTTAGCCAGCGTTCCTCATCGTTATACCGATAGTCTTCTGCTTTTGTATAACGGTCTTGGATGAAGTCAATGATAGAAGAGACACCTGCATCTTCGGTATCGCTATCATCTGTATCATCTAGCGCAATAGCATCGTCTTCGATTAGAATGTCATCTTCTTCCATTGTATTTCCTTTTAATATCCAAATGTTGAGTCAGCTACTTTCATCCCAGCTGACGGTCTTCCAATAGGATCGTAATCAAATATACTAAATCTTGGTCTTGACATTATACCATATCTTAACGCATCATACAAGTGGTCTTCACTATGCGTGTCAATGTCCTCTGGATTTTTCTTGTCAATCGGCAGGGCTGGTAGTTGGGATATAAGATTGGTGCAATTGTCAAAGATAACAAGTCTAGGTTCCTCTGTATATTCGTCTATTTGCAATCGGCGGTGTATTTCGTTTTTGCCAGCTACGCGACTGCCTCTGCTTCTATCTGATGGACGCCAACGACATCCCTTCATAATCATTTGTTCAGCAAGGCTAGGACCAGTATCCCCACGCTTATGCCAAAGAGAACTATCAAGAACACCATACTTAATGTTGCCATCCCCAGATTCCAGTTCAAGTATTTGCTCTGCCAAATCTGTTGCAAGAACTTTAGAAACGTAATGCTCCCGGTATATAATAAGTTGCTCAGAAGGAGAAACAGCAAACCAAAGAACCCCACTAAATGAACCGTAACCATAATCACAAGCACGAAACTTGACCCAATTATGAGGAATGGGGAAAGGATCAACCACATGAATTTCTCTGTTAAATTCCGTAAAGGCTGCACCTTCTTTGATATCCCAATCACCTTCTAGTAGCTGTCTCCGCTGTTGCTCTGGCATAGATAAGAGCATTGCTTCGTAGTCACCCGACTCTGCCAAGTAAGGATTGTCAGATAGTCTTGCTGGGATAAACCGCCTTTTGAATAGAGGCTTGCCAGCTTTTGCATGTCCTGCGGGATATCGCAAGACTTCTCCTGTTTCAGAATCTGTAGCATCGAAAGACCTGTTATATGGCGCAGGGTCGATGAACATCTTCTTGACCCAATGATGACCCCTACCACCGGGGTTAGTTGTAGCCCTCATAAAGATGGGCAAATCTGGTGCAGTAGACCGTAGACGAGATCGCATGTAGTTCCATGCATATGGTGTGGCCCATTGAGTCAACTCGTCAAAGCCTATCCAACTAAAAGCCAGACCCTGATAACGCAAGACATCATCATCTCTGTCGAGGTATGACATCCACAACCTTGCGCCAGATGGCGCGGTCCACTGCATCTTCCGTTCTGACCACTTAATACCCGGCCAGATTTTTGGGTACAACTCCTGCGACTTGAATATGAGTTCTCTCAATTCTTCTGTTGTGTGTCGTAACAAGAGTCCACTAAACTGTGGATGCCCCATGTAACGTAGTGGGTCTGCAAGCATTGCGTAAGACTTACCCCCACCCGCTGAACCGCCGTAAAGAACCTCTCGTTCACTAGCCGCTAGAAACTCAGTCTGTGGACCAGGATTTGGCTTAAAGAGTACGTTAGCGTGTTCCTCAATAGCCTCTGTTTCATATGAAACATCCTTGACCTCAACAGTTGGCTTTTGCGCCTGTTCTTTCTTCTTCGAGGGCTTTCGCTTTGGCGATTGCCTTTTCCGCATATTCTGCCCACTTGCGGAGGCTTGCAGCTTGGTTCTTACGTTGTTTTTCATTACCTAACCGTTTTCTCAATCCTACGTGAGATATATATCTTCCGCTATTTGTACTCAACCAATTAGATACTTCACGATACGAATATTGATTTACGTATTTTCTTGCCTTCTCTAGCAAGTCTAATTCAGATGGTATAGGGTCAAGAAGGTCGGAGTCTTCTTCATTTACTTTGTAACCAAATGGTACAGTCCGTGCTATGCGTGGTATCTGTACCCATTCGTTTTCTTCTTTAATGTCTGTCGGCTGTGGTAACTTCCACCGCCCTGCGCTTCTAGTCATGTCTTTTTACGGTTATCAACAGTTGATATAACCATACCACCTTTTCGATAGTCTGTCGTGCTTTTATTCTTATTTACAGTTTCAAACTGGAATGTCACACCAGAATCATTTTTCTTTTTCTGCTTTGGTTTAGGCGTTGGTGGTGTTGGTTTAGGCTTACGTTTTGGTTTTGGTTTTGGTAGTGTTGGTGTTTCTTTCTTTTTACCTTCACTTTGTGAAGCCTTTGGTGTAGATTTTGTATCAGTTGTTTTTGATCGTTCTGCAGCTGACAAGGTTCCATCAGCAACGGAAGAAATGCCAAGCATGTCGTGAATAAAATCAACGACTCCATAGGTGGCAGCACCACCAGCGGCAGCAGCACCGACACGCCGATTGACATTTTTGCGCTTGTTGCGCATGTATTGCTGACTTTCATCAAGAATAGCACCTTTTATTTGATTCTCAGACATGTTATCTAAGATATCTTTATCCATACCTAATTTACTACCCAAACGATTTAACTGTCTACCTGTCGCTTGTGCCAGAAAATCTACAAGTTTCATACCTGCTTTAACTTTACCCATTAGTCATCCTCCTCAACTGCTGCTTTAGGTGGCATAAGCATAACACCACCTGTTGCTTCTACCTGCATCTTCTCTGTCTTCACCAGACCTACACGGTCAAGCAGTTCTTTAGCGGCAGACATCTTATCGCGAAGACCCAATTCGGTTGGGTCAAACAAAGCACCAGTCATAGCCATTGCAGCCTTTGGTGCATTACGTGCCATATACATTTGTGTGGCTTCTAGGATTTCTTCTTTCAATCCACGGACAATAGCGCTGGTACTGGAAGTCTCAGAATAACCTGCCATCTTTTTTGCCAGTACCATATCACCACCAGCTTCTTCAAAGAGTACTTCAAGAAACTTTTGTTGCCTCTCGTTTAATTGCCTAGCCATTTGTTCTCATCCTCTGTATAAGGCCACATTACATTTCACCTGTGTGCATAGCATGTGCTAATTTCGTTGCCCTTGATTTTACCTGATTTGCCCACCTGCTGTCAAGCATTTCTTTTGCTGCGACATCAAATTTATTTTCATGGACTGCCGCCCACATATTTTTAAACTTGCACAGGCGTGGTACACCCATGTTAAATGCCATGTCTACCAATATAAGCTGACGCACAGAGTCTAGCCTGTCTACGCAAGGGTGCGCACGTAACAGTTCTTCTTCGACTATCTGCACGTCATTCTCTGCTAGTGCCATAGCATCAGCTTCGGTAATACCATATTCATATATATGGTCAATAGTAGGAATGTCTAGTTCGTCTAGTTCTTCCTTGCTAATGCCACGGTCTTCTAGGTTCCGTCCGATACCTATTGTGTCAATACCCAAGGTATCTTTATATACCTGTAGGCGCAAACCTTCATGCACAATAAGTTTTTCAATTAGTTTGCTCTTGTCGTATTTCATTTCTCATGCCCCATCCAAACGGCAAACGCACCAGTCATTGCACCAGTTACAACGCTAACCAATGCGGACTGTTGTGTTGTAGGGTCTGGTAACGTCATAAACCACTCCACTACCCGCCAAGCGGATATTGACATCATAATCATCATCAATCGGGGAAGTAGCTTCCACGCCAGAACTCGTTCCATTACCAGTGTCATTATTCTTCCTCGCTTGATTTTCTGTAGTTTGTTGATGTGCTGCCCACATAACCATTATTTCTTTCCAAAGAATTTTGTAGCGCTACGTACCCCAAAAGAAGCCGCAACGATAACTCCCAAGGAATATTGATACCACTCAGGCATTGCTTCCAGTTGGGCGAATCCATTCTTTACTACTTCTTCCATACCTGGAATGAACGCAAGAATGAGAGGAATGCTGAACAGTATCGTAAGCCACTCGTCTTTCCACGAGTTAGCCGACCCTTTAGCCATTTCCAAATCCCAATCAATCTCGCCAGTTGCCTTTTTTTCCATGATGACAGCTTCCGCTTTAGCTTTCGCCACTTTGGTAGCAGTCTCTGCTTTAGTCTTTTCAACTTTTCCATTGATCCAAGTTCCTGCCAGTTCAGCGACTGGTCCTATTAGCAAATTGAGCATAACGATCCTCTATAATGTATTTGAGATATTCCAGTCTGTCTTCCCAATCTGGCATCTCTTCACGTAACAACTTTATGTTACGATCCTCTGCGAAATCTTGCAGTCTTCTTTGCAATTGATTTTGGCTGTCGTACAAACTGTTTTCCTGCACGTGTACCTTCCCGCTTTGCTTTTGTTGTTGCTGCATACTCTGCTGGGCTTAATGCTTTAATGGCTTTCTCAGGCAAATATCTCTCACCTGTCTTACCAGAAGGTTGACCAGACTTTGTACGCCACTTCTGCTTTGTCCATCTTTTCAGGCTTCGTTGTGACTTTGCAAGTGCCATTACACCATTCCCCTACGTGCCATTCCCCAATAGACAAGACCACCTAATATACCCACTGCTATCATACTAGATAGTATTATTACAACAATCTCTACAAACTTCTGCCTACGTTCACGTTGGCGATACAAAGTTTCCTGCCTTTGTTTTCTTATGTCGGCTTCCATACGAATAAGTTGATCCCATTTGGACTGACCCATCGTATACTGTATCCACGTCTTTAATTCTTCTCTTTGCTTTTCTGCTTTAGTCTTTGCAGCAAAGGCTTCCATAGCCTCTTGTTCGACAGACGAACCTGCAAACAGTTTTTTAAATATTGGAGGGTTCTTTGCTTCCTTCTCTGCCTGTTCCAAATCAGACAGTGCGCCCATCCAGCGTCCTAAGTCTGACGCCATCTGCTCTATGTCACGGCCTACTTGAAAGCCTTGTTTAATAGTATTGAACGCTGCAGATGCGGTCGCCATCGCAGTAATCGGGTCCATTTAGTATATCCTTACGTTGTCGGGGTTAACGTATTTGGGTACACAGTAAGCTGTCACCCGGTCTTTTGGGTCTACAAGATTACGGTACTGGTAGTTACCGTATCTCTTTGATAATTCTTTTGCAAAGAAGTTGCACCGTTCTATGTTCCAAAAGTACATATCGTTGCTAACGGGTTGCCTAAACTCTCCTGTACCTAGAAACACAAGAAGCAGGAATACATGTTCCATATCATTTGTAGCCACCACCTGCTGCTTTGTATTCACGTGCCAGCATCTGTGCCTTACGTGCTGACCACTGACCTGGTTTACCACCTTTGCTGCCAGCTTTAATCTTTTCAAATAATCTTTTTCTTAATGCTGGCTTAGTGTAGTTGCCAGCTTCATTAACTCTACTCTTGCTCTTCTTTTTAGTGACCTTCGGTTTGCTAGTTTTTCTAACGCTGCCACCTTTCTTGTATTCTTTTTGTTCCTTCTCCACGCCGCTAATCGTGCCTCTTTGTGCTGCCCCGTAGAAAACTCTCTCACCTTTTTTCTCCCCATATTGCTTGGTCATAGCAGATTTAATCTTTTT